CGGTCCAGGTTAGTCAAACTCTCAATCTTCGTTTCGATCTTCGTGATCCGTTGCAGAATCTCCATCAACACGGCTTGGTCCGTTTCCGGCATCCCTCCCCGCTCCCTCCTGATAAAAGATGAGCCCCCGGGACAACCCCGAGGGCATAATAAATAGCACCCCTTGGCGCTTATTGAGTTATTCGGCCGGGGTGAAATCTACGTAATACTCTTTTCCGACTTCAAACTGGTCGAGTGCCGATTTGTTCGTTGTCGTAAGCGTGATCTGTCCGGCCGGGGTGTACTCCCAGAACTTCTTGTTCTCTTCGCTTCCCTGGTAAACCGGATCCAAAAACACCGTATTGTTATCTTTGTTGTGGCAGTGGAACTTCGCTCTTACCATGTTAATCACTCTCCAAAATTTGATTAAGGATAGCCCTCGGATCGGCTCCGAGGGCATAAAAAATAGCGCCTCTTGGCGCTTACTGTGCCGGCTGTTCCGGCGCGAGCGGCTGACCGTTCTCGTCGTAGCCGAGCGAGTTCAGGCGAGCTTTCACGGCTGCCTGCGACTTCGCCGGTACCTGCGTGAACGTAATGTCGCCATAGATGATGAGCGATGCCATAACGATGACCATCTGCAATTCACCTCCCTTCATGGAATGGAGGAGGAGCCAGAAGGCGAAGCGAGCGATCAGGTCATGCCGTACCGCCGCCCAGGATGGCCGTATACAGCTCGAACAGCGCGTTCTTGTTCTCGCGGTCGGTTTCCGTCAGTTTCTGCTCCAGCTCCGCCACCTGCACGGTGAGCGGCTTCGGCGGCGTGATCGTTCCTCCCGGTTGTGCCGGATCAGGATACGAGAATACCGGCGTCAGCGTCTCCAGGTCGATCCGATCAAGACGACCTTCCGTGAAGTCTTGCGTGTACTGACCATAATCCAGCTGGATACTTCCAACGCTGTCCGGTACCCGCTCGGCCAGCGCGGCGTAAGCAGCAAAGTCCTGTTCGACGGTTGTCTCAATCACATCTCCGGCACGCTCTCCGGTATCCTGAATGATGTTACCTGTTACTTTGTCATAGTAAATCCTTCGTCCGATTTCCACAGCTTTCCCTCCTTATTCATATACGTACCAAGTTAGCGCGTACCCAGGATAGCCAATATAAAGCCGAATCTGCGATGCGCTTATGGGGTAGAAGGAAATGGCATTATAGTTAGTCTGACCGTTAGACCACCAAAAATAATAAAGATAGTCTTGGTTACCAGAAAGAGCGGAGTATAGGCCAATCCCACCACCACCAGAGAACACCCAAAATATAAGGCTGGGTATCCACCCCAATCCTGTTATATTGAGATAGTTAGTGTCTGCGCCCGAAGTCGGTATCGTGTAGTTCCCTGACGCGTATTTTTTTCCGGGTGTGAGCGAGCCGTCTATCCCAAATATATTCACGCCGCTGCGGATGTTTGAAGCGATGAAGTCGGGGTCTGTCATACGAATCCAAGAGTCGCCTTCATACAGCATGCTTCCGGCTCCACCAGCACCAGCCGGTCGCGCCATAAGCGTTCCACCCCAGCTTGTTATTTCGGCGGTGTCCCGTGCTCCCGAACTGAACACTGGGATGCTGCCTTGAATTCCGAAAATGTTCTTGTCGGAGCGGATGTTTCCCGGTGCGAGATCGCCGTCTGCTGACTGTAGTTGGGCGGGGCTTACCTTTATTTCTCCCGCTCCAGGCCCCCCCTTCCGGTATCCTGCTGACGGGTATACTGCAAGTGACCCGTCAGGCCATAGCCCCACCCCTTGAGCAGGGTCTGATCCGGCTGTAATGACGGGCATTGTTCCTTGAATCCCGTTTGCTCCGCCGACTTTCACGTCAGACCGTATATAGGCAGGCAGCAAGTCTTTGATGTGCAGTCCCATTGCTCCGATATAATATCCTGCAGGAATGTTGAAGTCCAGCCTACCGACCTGAGCATTTGATGCTGAACCGGACACAATGCTGTTGGCGTCCGATCCATCAGATGCGCCTACGGATGTGTACCCATTTACTGGGATCGTGCCCGTCTTCTTTCCGCCGCCCTGATAGAACGTCTTTCCCGACAGCACATCCCCGACCGCCGCATTGGCGTCGCTTGATATTTGCCCAACCTTCGTCGCGAGCTGTGCGAAGGTGTCCGCCCCTGTCGCCGCTTGTCCCATGCCAGTGATCGCGGCGGCGACGCTCGTTTTACCGTCACTGGCATTTTGAAAAAGCTCGTTGATCGCGGCAACCGCAGAAGTTTTAGCCGTGGTCGATAGTGTCGTAAGATCGCCGACCTTGCCAGTTACCGTATCCAGTCGGGCAATGTCGTCCACCGCTGACGGAGCAGCCACTTTTGCACGGCCCGATGCGTCGCGTTGAACAATGGCATTAGCGGTTGCGGCGGCTGCGCTTCCGTGGGCTGTGCCCGCATTAATGTGCGTATTTACAGCTTCCAAATTCGTCGCCGGAGCCGTGCGCCAGCTCGTCTTACCCGTGATCTGCTTGATCATGTTGGCCAACCAGCCGAACAGTGTTGTCGGCGTGCCGGTGTCGCCCGTCGGCGCGGTTGCGTCGGAGATGGTCCGGCTGCCAATCACCGTGTCGGTGGCCGCGCCGTCCGCCAACTGAGCGGCAGCGACAACTTTATCGCCGATCTTCGCCTGTGTCACTCCCTTGGCAGCCAAGGCGGCAGTTCCCACCGCTCCGTCAGCAAGCCCCGCGCTGCCGATCTTCGGCCCGTTGCCTGCTGTGCCGTCGTGCGTGTGGCCAGCAGCGCCGAATTTTCCGTCGATCGCGTCGGCATTATCGTTGAAGTTTTGAATATCAACGGTATCCGTCAGTTCGGGTTTTTTTAGACCTAGATTACCAGTCGTGTTCAACTTTAACTACCTCCCCATGTTTTGAATTGACTCCATGTCATTGCCTTAGCCTGGATCAAGGTCAGAGCCTTGACCATGCCCCAGGTGGTGTAAGTGTACGCAAATTCATAAGCCAGATGCGCCGGCTTGATGTCCTCGATCATCTGGATCAACCCGGCCATGTTCGGCGGGATACCCAAGATGCCGATGAAACGCACGATGAAGCGGTACTCGCCCGGCACTCGTGTAACTTGTGCCTCACCACCGGCGAATGCTGAAGCAACCCGCTCGATCATTTCCGGCGTCGTGATCCCGGAGCCGCGCAGCTTGGCGCGGATCATTTCCCGCCGGCGCTCATATGACTGCGATTGATCAGTCGGCAGTCCAAATTCGGCTTCTTTTCGGCCAAGCCCCCAAGTCGCCGATGATAGGAAAGACTGCTTCAAGGCGTCTGCAACTGCAGCCCGAAGCGACCCGATTTCCTCTGCGTCTGAATCTTGCAAATCGATCATCGTCTGGTTGTCCGCATAGTACGCTGGCAGGTATTGCATCAGATCAGGATTGGTCTGTTGGCCCCCATCGTCCTCCACGTCATCTGCTGAATAGGCGAGAACCCCATATGGCGATTGTCCGTACACCGATCACACCCCCTTAAGCTGGCCCCATGTCAACGGCCCCGTTGGATAGGTTGTTGGCTTGCCACTCACTCCGGACCAAGGTACAGAATCCGCATTCGCGGCGAAGTCTACCTTGCCGTCGTTGTTGGTGTCGTAGATGGACTTGAGCATATCGCCCGCCGTTTGAGCCGCCACAAGAAGCACATTGCCTGAAGCAGTCCCGATGTACAACTTGCTCGTGTCCGTGCAATATCCAAGCTCCCCGACGGCCAGCGTGCCGATCGCGGATTCAAGGCCGCGGCGGATTTGAATCAATACTTTCCTAGCCAAATCCACACCCCCTAGAACGTTCCGCCGTCAACGATTGACACCATGAGCTTATCACTGTTTGCCGCATCGTAAATGATGCTCGCCCCGTCAATATTGGCGGCTACTCCGCTAACGTCTACCCATATGCCTTTTCCGGCTATGACGGATATTGCATCCGCCGCAACGGCGATCCCATTGCCTGCGCCGACATTGAGCGTCACAGTGTCTGCCTGTCCACCACCAGTCAAACCGGAGCCGGCGGTGATCGTCTGCAACGCTCCTCCGGTACGCACCCAAGCCGTACCGTTCCAGGAATACACCTTTTGCTCGTCATCCACGTAGGCCGTCCAGCCAACAACAGGGACGTAATAAACCCAAGCGCCTGACTGGTACTCGGCGATTTGATTCGTTTTCCCCGACCAGGCGCCAGTCGCCGACGCGGGAACGATGTACCGATCTCCTTCTGCTGGGCTCGCCGGTGGGGCAGTTAAGTTCTGATCCTTAATCGACGCCTGGGGCTCGATGTTGTGCTTGGCCAGCTCGATTTCATTCTTGATCTTCTGCGCTGACCAAATATCCGTTATGGCTGTACCGGTATCGTTAATGACCCGATGCTTCGTGACATCGTCGATGTGCGTCTTGATCTCGGCCGCCGTCTTGGTGTTCGTGCCGTCAGAGACCTTATTTACGTGGCCACTTGTCACGTCCGCCTTGAGCACCCGCGCATAGGTCGATCCATCGGCTACATTATCGATCGTTCCTGTCAGGTCGCTCAGAGCCTGGGCATTCACCCGGCGCCAGGCCGTCCCGTCGTCAAAATAGAGATATCCGCTATTGGTGCCGCTGGTCACGTAATACAACCGCCCCACGGATGCGGAAATCGGCCGGGATGCCTCGGTCCCGGACAAGGCTCGACCAACCATTGAATTTGATGTGCCGTCGCCGATGTACACCTCTTTGGTATCTGTGCAAAAGCCCATCTCCCCGGCCTGGAGCGCACCGTAGGTTTGCAGCTCCGCTTTGGTGCCGCGCTTGATTCTGATTGTTTGCATGCTACACCTCTCTCACAAAGTTCCCGCCGTCGATCAGGCCGCGAGCTTTGTAGCGATCCAGCTCGGTCTGCGCGGCCGTGACGGCCGTCTGAACGGCGTTGATATCGTCAGCCTCAACCGTGTCGCCCGGCGTCTCGTAGGAGACATAGACCTCGGCATAGCCGGAAGCAAAGATCTTGATTGCCCTACGCCAAGGGGTCGCGTCAGGAATGGATAGAGTCCAATTCGTGATTTGATCACCAGTTAGCTTCGGCCCCGAATAAACCCTGATCGTCTGGTTGTTTATGTTGTCATGGGCAAGCGGTCCGTCACACTGGCCAGCTGTGATCGGGAACACCTCTTCGATGACATAGTTCCCGCTCGCGTTCTTATTCAGCTTGTCGATGAAGGAGTCAATGTTATCTGGATACCCCATCAAGCTACACCCCCAACGTAACCGTGCCGATCACCGGCACCTCGTCGGCCGCCAGCGCGACATTGGCCGTACCGCCGTTGAGCTGCAATCCGGTATGGTCCAAGACTCCATCGGTGCCGAGGAGCAGCGCGCCGATCGCGGCGGCGCTGATATAGGTCATCTGGAAGGCGACACCCTTGCGCCATGTCTCCAGCCGGCCCTTGAATGCATCATTCACCCCTTGAAGCGTGTACCCTGACGCGAGCACCACCGTGGCAGCAACATTGATCGTCTTAGCCTGGGCCGCCGCTACCGTGACCGTCGCCCCGATCGGGGCTTGCCCCTCGCCCTGGCCTGGCACCGGATCGATGTACGCTTGCACCTCCGCAACGAGCGCGGCGGACGCGGGAAGCATGTCGGCGTCCACAAGGACCACCTTCACCGTTCCCGCCCCTGCCCAAAGCGGGAAGACTTGCACCGCTCCTACACCAGGCATATCGAGCGCCCATCGGCGATAGTCAGCCTTGTTGCCGCTCGTACCGGGATTCTGTCGGGCATCCAAGTATCGCCCACGAAGCGCATCATCCGACTCCATGTCTTCGCCGGGGATCAGCACGGTCGTGAGCTCAGCGCGGACAAGATCCTGCACGAAGGCGAGCGGAAGGAGCGCCCCAAAAAGCTCGTTGCCGGCAGATCCGGCCTGCTCGCATTCAAGCACAAAATGCCCAGTTTTGAGCTTGGACACCACAAAGTACGAGAGCAGCCCGATGCCATACCGGCTGCCGATCGGCACGTCGATCAGCGTGTCTGTCCCGTAGAAGACGCCTTCGCGCTGCGCCTTGGTCGCGTCCTGTCGATAGGTGCCATGCTCGGCCGTTAACAGGTCGAGGTAGTCGCCGCTGGCCGTAAGCACCGATGACATGGACAGCACGTCGTCCAGAGCCTGGTAGAGCAGTTCGGCCTCTCTTGCCGACGGCGCAATCGCATCATAAATAATACTTCCCTCTCGCTTGTCGATGTCGTCCGGAACGCGAGCCAACATGCGGGCGAGGATGGTGCCATATGTTTGATCCTCAAACATTCACGTTCCCCCTTGTCGCTGTGGCAGCGAAGCTACCGTAGATCGTCATGACGGTGAATGCGGCCGTCGCCGAGTCACTAGACACTGTTACCTCAAAGTCGGTGACATCCTGAATTCGGTCATCCTGCAGCAATGCCTCCCGCAACCGACGGGGAAACTCGGACCGGATATAACCCTCGTCAGCGCCCACCAGCATCTGCATCTCCGTCCCGTAATCCGCACTGTAAACCTCGTGCCGGAAACGTTCTGTATTGATGATCTTGTAGACGGCTTGCTTGAGCGCCCGGATCCCGTCAATGCGGCCCGCAATTCGACCGGAAAATGGGTCAAGCAGATAGGTTTGCCCAGGCTGCTGTTCAGCCTCTTCCGTAATAAGCTCCGTCGCGCCTTGCGGGATCATCCGATCACCACCTTGTCCAGTATGAGGAACCGCTGGCCACCTTGCGCGCGGAGAAGCGCTACGCTATCGCCAGCCACCAAACCTTGGCGGATTTCAATCGTCGTACCGCCTACGGTCTGCACATAGCGCGTGAGGCTTTCCGGAACTAACAAAAAATCCTCCGATAGAGTCAGCCGCTGCTCGACGACAACCTCCAGAGGATTTATTTTTGTCACTTCTCCGTACAACACGGCCACCGGCTGGCCGGCGTCCACTGCGCCGACGCCAATCTGCTTCACGAGCTCCACCAGCCTCATACGTCATACACCCGCAATTCCAGCTCCATCGTGTGATCTCCTCCGTCAAAGGTATGTGTGCATTCGTCGATCAGATGCAGTTGTTGCTTGCCGACTTCTGCGATCGCAATGTACAAGCTGCTGCCGGCGCGCACCCGAATATCCCCAATGGCCGATACCTTGAAGGTGCGTTGCTCTCGATTTTTCAAGACTATCAGATTGTTCAACGCCTGGTTGATCTGAGCTTCGTTCATTTGTTCATCAACTGTTTGGTACAGCTGCAACAATCCCCACTTGGCGATCGTCGAGCTATCCTTGGCTACGTACAGCTCGCGCTTGCCTGTCTTCTTGTTGTCCTGCGCTAGCAAGACCTGGTTGTATGTGTCGCTGTCGATGGACCGGCTTTGGCTGTACTCGTAGACCAAACTACCGTCGCCGATCTGAAGCGGTAAGCGCATATCGGCGAGCGTCTTCAGTGCCAGGCTGCCGGCTGCGTCGTAGAATACATAGGTTTGGCCTGTGCCGATTGTTGTCTGATCGAGGGCATCGCAGATCATGTCCATCATCCGCTTGTTGTCCTCGACCAGCTTCACGATTTTGAAGCCGGTGTCAGCCAGGCTGCCGACCTTAAGCTGCATCTTGCTTGCAAGCCGCCGGATCACGTCGGCAACCGTCATGCCTTGAATCACCATCGTGTCGTTAGCCATCAGGTACCTTAGCTGATCGTAAGCGGTGATCTTCACCTCACCATCCGAGCCAGAATCGATCGTGAAGATGTAGCCCAAGAAAACCGGTTGGCCATCATGCGTAGCGCGGATCAGGTTGCCGGGCTCGACGGTAAATGCCTTGTCCTGATAAAGGCCGCTCTGGAGGAAGGTCACCTCAAGCGATCCGGCCTTGCCAATGCGGGAGGTCTTGATCTTCGCCTCTGTGACGATCTGTGAGATGTCCCATAGCTTGCCGTTCAGGTTGTCGATGATAATCTCCATCCTACCAGCCTCCAACTGAGCCGGAGTGGCTGTACCCGCCAGCCGATACGCCGCCGGCACCGCCTAGCTCGTCGTCCATTTCTAGCGCACCCGAAAAGCCGGTCTTCCGTGCCAGACCGCCAGACTCCGCCCAGTTCGCCCCGCCGGTGACTTTCGCTGCAGCCTTCCACGCCGTTCCGCCTCTTGAGCTGGTCTTACTCTTCGGAGTAACAACAGGGGCGGAACGCTTGCCTCCCTGCGGGATTTTCAGTATAGCTCCAATCTTCAGCTTCCGGAGATCAGCATCGGACAAGCCATTCAACTGCTGGATTTCTCGCCATCGGGAACTATCGCCCAATACCATCTGAGAGATTTTACTGAGGGTATCGCCAGGCTTTATAGTGTACGTCTTGGGCCGGACACTCTCATTCGGGCGAGTCGGTGGAGTTTTAACCACCGTTTGCCTGCTTGTAGTTGCCCCTCCGCCCGTCGCGAGCGAGGCGAGCTTCACCTTTTTGGCCGAATAGAACACGTACTCCTTCAGAGTGATGCTATATTCAATATCGCCCGGGGCTCCGCCGGACTCCTTCCAGCTAAACGATTCGATTGATGCCGCGATGTTGAGGTCGTAGTATTTCTCGACTCCGAGCCGATGGTTTGTCGTGCTGCCGAAGTGACCGATGAAGATAAAACGTACGGGGCGCCGGGTCGCCATCCAGCGCTCTATGTCGTCGATGTACTTTTTCGGCTCGAACCGATAGGCGGATAGGAATGGAAGGTCGGTGCCAGGGAAGATGCCGCTAAAGCTGATCGTGCGGAGCTTGGGGCCTTTGATCACGTTGACCTCACCGGACTTCCCGGCGGAACCGGTCACCGTGCCCACAATGTTATAGGTTTGGCCGTCGCTCCCCTCATCTACCGATATGGACTCCGGGTTGAGCGGAAACTGCCACCCCTCCACCTGGTTGTTGTAGCCCAGGTAAACCCCGTACTGATCGTACTTGGAGACAACAGCCATCAGCTATACACCCCCTGCGCCGAATTGGCGATATCCCGCTCCATGACGTCCGCAATCTTTTCGATCATCTTGTTTACGTCCACCTCGTGCCGAATATCACCGGTGGTCACCTGCACCGTCGGCGTCAACGTGACGAAATTCTGAATACTCTTCATCTCGGCGATATCCCGCATGACCTTCAGATCCTCGCTGCTGATATCCACGGTCCCTTTGACCTTGCCTACTTCACCAACCTTGCCGATGTTTGGCACAGTGGTCGCGACACCTTTCGGGATTGGAGTGTAGGAAGACTGAGGATTAGTCATGTTAGTCATTTTTTCCTGTTTCATTGCATCTTCCTGAGCTCGTTTAGATTCACGGTCCTTTAGCATATCCTGAACCTTTTGTTCTCGTTCCGCGGCCTTGTTTGCTGCGGAGGCCTCCATTTCCGCAATATTTGCGGCTCTGGCTTGCCGTGCTGCTTCCTCCTCTGCCGCGGCACTCCCCGCGATCCGAACATTATCGATCATCTGCAGACTGACACCAGGGATCCGATTAATCTTTTCGATGAGGCTGTTGATACGATCGATAGCTCCGTTTACGAGACCATCGATCAGTTCGAGTGACTGAACCTTAGCATAGCTGAAGGCATCAGCAATACCGTATCCCACGCGGGTGAAGAAGATTGGAACTTTGTCAAAGAAATTCAAAATAGCATTCCACGCTCGCATGAGTCCGGCTGCAAAATCATCATTTGTTTTCCACAGTTTTACTAACCAAACTATTAACCCGACGATAAGCGAGATGATAAGGATAAATACATTCGCTTTCATTGTTGCGTTAAGTCCTGCCCAAGCGAATGCGAGACCTGATGTTGCCGCCATCTGGAAAAATACTGCAGCTGTTAAAGCCCACATTCTTAATGTCGCGAAAATTGACGAAGCTCCAATTGCTATATTTGCAAGTTTCCATGCTGCAAGAGAGGCAACGATGCCCCAAACAATTGGTCCAATCATTGGCCAATTCGAGGATATAAAGTTATACACATTGACCGCTGCCGTAAGTAGATCGTTTACTGCTGTGGCGGCATATACAATTTGGCTTTGCAAGTTGGCAATGAACTCTTCACCCCCGGCGCTGTTCAGCATGCCGTTGATGCGCTTGATGATTGGCCCGAAGGATTGTAGCGCGGTTTTCTTGAGCGAGTTCATGACATCGCCAAACGTCATTGGCAAGCCGGCAAATTTTGAGTTGATTTCATCGGCTGCGTTGAACATAGCCGCTATGATAATTCCCGCTGTAATACCGCCTTCGGCGCTCATTTGCTTCAGCTCGCCTATGGTCTTTCCGGTGACGTTCGCAATGGCCTTGGCAAGCATTGGAGCGTTCTCCGTGATGCTCCGGAATTCGTCCCCCTGCAGTTTACCGGATGCCATAGCCTGCGTGAGCTGATACATACCGGCTTGCTGCTCCATCGTGCTCGTCCCGCCTATGCGAAAGGACTTTTGCATGAGTTCCGAAAAGGCGATCAACTCATCATTACCACCTTTGAATGCATCCCCGGCCAATATTCCCATCCGACCGATGATGCCGGCCATGTCCGTATAGCTTCCGCGGGCCCGCTCCGCCGAGGCGAATATTTTATCTTGAAGCTGGGCTGTGGTCTGCATCTTGTCGTTAATCAGGTCAAGCCTCGCCCGCGTATTGATATACTCGTCGCTGGTATCCATTAGCCCCT